TGATTGCATCGTAAAAACCTGCCAGGCTTTCACCGTGTTTCTTTAAGAATTCTTCTCTCGAAAGTTTTTCTGCCTCGTCGTGCAAGTAGTCTTTCATTCCACCTTCTGTAACTGCTTTTGGATTTGTTTTCTCAACGTTCTCCACTGCATCTTTCACCAATTCAGGTCTTGATTCTGCTATTTCTTTTAACTTTGTTAATACATCGATCATTTCCATAACTATTTTTTTCCTTCTATTGGGTGTACTTTTGTTATTTTTGAGAACGGAGATAATGCTGGTTGATCTTCTTTACTAGTTGCATTCTCTTTTTCTTTTGGTTGGTCTTTATTTTCTACTCTGTCTTTAAGTAATTCTTTCAATAGTCCCATGTTTGCTTTTGTCGAATGGAAATCTTCTGCATTCACCTTAGGTGCATCTTTGTATTCAATATCCATTAGTTTGTTTGCGTATTCAGACTTTTGTGCAACCTGCATATTGTCTTGATATTCTTCTGTCGGTTCACCTGGTTTTCTGACAACAATGTGTGTTGCTGGAATTCTTAAAATGTCTGAAAGATATTCATGCATTACTCTTTGTGATGCTGGGTAGTTCGTTGTTACATCAAATATTGTAACCTGCTCATTGCTTAACCTAGGAAAATCAAGTGGTAGCGTCATTATAGGTGTAGTCTTACCTGCTGACATGCTGGCAAGATCAAATTTTTGCAGTGCTGTCTCCAAAGCATTTATATCAATATCTTTTTTTGCCCCTGCGATCTTTATTTTATAGTCATATGACTTAGTTGATTCTGTTAGGTAGTCCTTGAACGTGCTCATATGCAATATTTAGTCTTTTTTAAGTAGTTTCTTCATTAATTCATTACGATCAGATATGACAAATCCGTCGCTTTCTTCTATCGGACCCCCGTCTTTATTGCCCTGATCCAACTTCTGCTTTTTAAGTTGTAATTCTATCATTTTGAGCTTCTTGTCTATCTTGCCGCTTTTAGCATCTATGGCATTTCTAAGGAAGTTGCCGGCCACTTCAAAGATTCTCCCTGAGTAACGTGAGTCAACATTCATGCCTAGATCCATTAGATTCTTGTAACTCTCTTCTGCTTCTATGGCCAGTTTGTCTAATTCTAGGTCTGACAGTTCACCCAACCCTTTTACCTGTGGAAGTGCGGCCGCAACCTTGTCAAACTCCGCATAACTTTTCTGTAAATTCTTCTGTGTCTGCGGATCTAGATTTTTTGCTGATGCGTGTTGACCATTGGACTCTTTTATCTTCTTGTCTTTTTCCTTCTTGTCCACTTCTTTGAATGCTTCTTTGACATTTGGTAAATTTAATATATCTTCTAATTTCTTTGTCATTGTCGTATTTACTTACGTTTGCCGTTGTGGAATAACTGTTCTTCTGACACTACTCTAAATTTTATTTTTCTCTGTTTAGCGTAGGCAGTAGCGGCCTCCCATTTTGCCATGTTTATCACAACCTGTTTTTTCTTGGCTTGGCTTTTGCCCGCCGCCTCCATTGATGTCTGACTCATTGGTTTTACTTCCACCATCTCAGCATGTTTACGGCCTTGCTTGTCCTGGTACACTATGAAAAAGTCTGGCACATACACTGTGTACTTGCCCGTGAACGGATGTCTATAAGGAATTTTAATAGATTCCGATGCCCATTGGTACACATTAGGATGTTCATCACATAATCTCATGAAAGAATGCTCCCAACTCGATCTGTACGTTGGTGTTTTGGTTCCCACATACTTCTGTTGATTCTTGGGAGAGAACTTGCCCCTAGCAAATCTCGGTAACATTAGTCTATGATGTTTCTAGATATTGTCTCTTTAGTTGGCAGTGTTTTTCTCACACCCAACCTACTTGACTTGTATCTATTTGCATTTAATATTATAGTGATCAGTTCTGACAGCAAAGCCGGTGTGGCATAAGTCAGTTGATCCAGTATCTCTTGCGGCTTGATGTTGTCTATCTTAGCCTGTGACAGTATGGCGTAAGCCGTGGACTCTGCCGCAACCCTTGAAAAATTACGTTTGACGAAAAAGGCTATGGTACTGTCATACTCACCAACGTTGAATTCGTAGTCGGTCTCATAGGGGGTAGTGGTTAGTTTCTCTACGGTCTTCTGCAACTCGTCCATGTCTTTGCGTGGTAGGTTTGTGTAAAATTCAGCCATTATATCGTTGCTTTCTCCACCACTATTTCAACGTCCTTTGATTCTCTCGGTATTTTTATGTATCCTTGCGTTACCAACTTCCTCACATCTGTGATCGCTTTACTGGTGTACACGTTCTTTACGTTGTCTGACGCACCCTCATACTCTATGTTTGATTGAGCTATTGTAAGTCCTTTACGGGAGCCTACGTCTCTAAAATATATAGCGGCCGCTATCTCGTCTCTAGTGTTCTCGTCATTGGAAACTAGATTGAATGCTTCGTCCTCTCCTAAGAAGTTTATTGTGTCTGCGGCGGAATTTGTTATCACTGTGTTGTTGGCTTGATTCTTGTTGTCCGATGTACCCCTTGCTGATGCTATTGCGGCACCGGCAACTAAGGCCGCGCCTACACTAAATTGTGACACAGGATTGGAGATTGTCCCTGCCTGCTTGCCAACTTCTAGTACACCCTTTTTGGCTATACCTTTCAGTTCGGCCTTCACGTCTGACTTCTTAATCTTCTTGGCGTTGTTGTAGGTGTTTGAAGCACCTAATATGGCTCCAAGTATGTTACCTGATTGCAAATTGCCTATGACAGATCCTACGCCATCTACTATACCACCTGGTCCGAATATGCTGTTGGAGCCACCACCCAGCACACTTAATGGGCTAGGAGAGTTGTCGTAGTTGATTGTTGCGAAACCTGGTACGTTGTTCCTGTTGACTATGCCCGCCTTGTATATTACAGTCTCGTACAATATCTGCATGGTGTTAGACATTACACCTTGTCCGTCTGTTTGATCAAGATTGTCGTGTGCGAACGAACCTATAACAGGATTGACCAAGGTCATTGATGTGAATCTTTTTTTGTGTAAAACAAATATCTCTATGCCTTTGAGGTAGGGCTTCTTCTTTTTCTTCGGTGTGTCCATACCAAATTTATTAGTTCTACTGGTTTTTATGCCATCGTAGTAATTATCCTTGGTATCGGAGATGGTCAGGTCACTGTTCATGTTGACAGAATCCGCTATGTGATACTCGTAATATTTTTTCCAGAATGCATTCACAGTGTCCGCGTGATCGTCATGGAATGTGATATTTACAGGATCGTACGCTATCCTGGTTGCGAGGTACATCTTCTTGTTGTACTGTGTCTTCTCTTCATAGCTCAGGTTGTACTTGGGTAGGTCGCACTGCTTCACCAACATGTTAAGTTGGTACCTAGTACTAGGATTGAAGCCATTAACAAACAAGGTTTCGTCTGTGTTGAAAACCACGTGGAACAGGAATTTCTGTTTTGGCATCAACTTGAAATTGTCGTCTATGTACAATCTCGATGCATGTTGGTAATCTTTCATACCCGGTAGTCCGTCCTGGAAACCTTTTAGGAAGTTGTTAATGCTTGGCATACTGTTATTTATAGTCACAAAAAAAGCGCCTATAAAGACGCTTTTGATGTTATAATTGCTAACTTAATTTTTTGTATTACTGTCCACCACCCGTACTCAATGTACCGATAGTTCTAGAAACCGCTGTTCCAATTCCTGTTCCTGTTGGAGTCTGGATCGCGTTGTCATATCTGATCTGCATCGTGATAGATACTGGTTCTGAAGTTTGGTATGCCAGTGTGTTGTAGTTTACGTTCTCAATGTAAGCACCGTAAAGTTCCCATGTCTCTAACACATTTGGCGTACTCGCTCCGTTACCACCGTCTAGCATTTCAATTCTGCCTGTGAATTTGTAGTCGATACCTGATGCCGCACTCGACTGTTCGAAGAAATCAAACTGTTTCTGTATCTGTTCACCGACCAGTTTAGTCACTGAGTTGTTGACGTCATCTCTCAGATTGATTGTGATTGGTTCCCAAGTGTGTTTACCCGCAACATAAACTTTTGAGTTGTAAACATCTAGTGTCACTGTATCAAACGTTAGGTTAGGTCTTGTTGTGTCTATTACTTGTTTCGTTAGTTCTGATCTTGGTGTTGATACTCCAAAATTCTCCAGGATCAATCTGAAACGATACTGAAGTTTTGGCATCAACAAACCTTGTGATGCGGCACTCTGATCGTTTGCTAAAGGTACTGTAAATTTTGATAATGTTGATATTGCCATGTGTTTCTCCTATTTATCGAAAATTAGTTCCCTAATTTTGCAATTTCTCCTGTGTTTTTAATTCTTAACGGTATGTAAATAAATTCAACTGATTTGATTGGTTCAATTGCTATGTCCACATAAAGTTCGTTCCTGTCTATCCTTGTAGGTGTGTTGTTTGTCTCATCACAAACTACCAAGAAGTCATACAATGCTCTCTGACCTGTTAACTCCAACAAGAATGACTCTACTGCACCCTTGATTTCGTTCCTTGTCAACTCATCATTTGGTTCAAAAATAAATGGTTTTCCGATTGAGTCTAACTGTGTTCTTAGATATACTGCCAATCTCGAAACATTTATTCTGTCCAAGGCCGAACTTGCTGATGTTTTAGTCAAGTTACCAAAGTTAACAATCCCTGCACCTGAGAAGAAAGTAATTGGGTTAATTTTAACTTCGTGCATTGAATCTCTCACTGACTCCGTAACAGATATTGTTTGGAACTCTCCAGTCGATGACTCAATGTAACCAACTGCTGTGGCATTGTCAACAACACCTCTTCTTGTTCCCGATGGTGCGAACCATGGGAAAGCGATGTTATCGTTGTTTGCTAGTGTCCTCATCATCATGTGCGATGGTGGTACTACAATTGATTTACCTGTGTTGTCTGTTGTTCGTCCTGATGGATAAAACACACCCAAGTAATCACTTGCACTTACAAGACCGTCTTCACCGTTGTCCAGTGCCGCCGCCGAGTTGTTAGCCCAGTTTTGGATTGAAGTTGACGTACCCTCTAATCTCAAAGGTGTGTCACCAACTATAAACGCTGTTTCGTTCCTGTCTGTGTTTAAGTTAATCATGTTTGCTATTAACTCTGGATAACCAGGCACAGCAATAACATTGTAACCTCTTTGGTCTTCTCTTATCGCTTGGTTGGTGTCAATCTCAGATTTAAGTTGTTCAACAATCACTTTTCTCTGTGCTTTTCTTCCAAAAGTTCCAGAACCGTCTGCGTTGTTGCTTGATTTAGTAACCCATCTGTCTGGGAAGTAAGTCGATACACTCTCGTTACTTGCTCTGATGTTACCTAAACCAGCAGATCCGCTTCCTGGATATTTTGTTGTTGTGATGTAACTGTTTTTGTATTCTTTAACATTGTAACCTGAACGTCTAGTGTTCCAAAGCAATATACCCTGTGGGAATAAAGTTGGATCTGGAGCATCTGGATCTAAGAAGCCATCGCTTAATAAGTCTTTAATGCTACTAGATGTTCCAGCACCACCTGTTGACAATGAATCTGTTTTGTCAGCAGTTGTGTGTAATCTAGCATCTGCGAAAACAACACCGTCTTCTGTCGTTTGGTCTGCTTTGTCAACCAATTCCCACGCCGCACCTGATGTGGTCACTGCCACTTGGTTTGCTGTGTTTGTAGAAGTCAACGTTGCCGCTGTGTTGTACTTGTAAAGTTTTGGATAGTTCTCAAGGTCACTAGTGTCGATCCATAAGTCGTTCGTTACAAGTGCAGTACCATCTGACTGTGTAGTCGGTGCTGTTGCTTTGAACTGTGGACCATTTGGATCTGTAGTTGAGTATGCTGTAACATATCCAACGAAAGTAGTTCCATTGTGTGCCATGATGTCTGCTTCGTCAGTTGCAGTGTGGTACCATAATGTACCGTCTGCTGGTTCATTTGTTGGTGCACTTGTAGATGCAGTGTAACTTAATCTCTTCCAGTTACTTGCTAATATACCTGTGTTCGCACTTGAGTCAAGGCTGTCACCTGTTGGTAGGTCATACAAGTTGTCGATCAACGTTGTGCTGTTCGCCGTGAATGTTCCATAACTGTGTGCCGTTGTTGCACTGAAACCTGCGTCTGATAATGGTGTTCCTGATGTGTCAAACATTCTGAACTCGCCGCCCAGTTTGTGTGTCATAGTGATCTCACCTGTTGTCAATTTACTTGCAGAAACGTTTGTTAATCCCGCACCGTTCACTGCCGCGATAAAGTCATCAACTCCAGTACCACCCAGTGTTACTGTTACTGCACTGTTTAATGCTTCTTGGTTCTTCACTGACTCTTGTATAGAGAAAGTATCCGAACTTGTGAAAGTTGGTGAAGTGCTGTTACTTGTGATAGTTGTAGCACCGCCCTCGTGTCTGAAGAACTGGAAGTCTGCTAATGCAGGAGTAGTGTCAGCCGCATCTGCCGCCGTCATTGACTCCTCAGTAACATTGTA